TGGATTATTCGCGCATTGATCTTGACTTGTCGCTAGAAGTATAAGCCAAACCAGCACGACCAAAGCCCGCCAATGTGCGGGCTTTTTTTATGGGGTTTAACTTTTAAAAATATTATCCTATAATATCCCATATCGGGGGCAATCAAGCCGCCGTTAAACTACGGAGCAAATAAAATGGAAAATGTAATAGAACTTAAAATGAGACCGTCAGATATGTTACTCGACCGCAAATTCAACCCAGCAAATGACGAGCAAATCGGCGGGGCAACGCCTGCACAATTGGCGGAAGCTTGCGGGATTATCCCCGACTTTTTCTGTCAAGCTTGCATTGAGAGCGGGACATATGGAGCCGACCCTTTAACGCTGGACAGTATCGCGGCGGGCATGGATGAACTTTATCAGTTCGGCGCGTTTCGTCATCATCCTTTAAGGGGTACGGTTGACGACCACAACGGAACCTATCAAAGTAAATACGATGACGACCCAGCACTCGCACCGCTGGCGCGTTTCATCTTCGAGGGTTTCGAGTGCTTTGTTTATCACTACGGCATATGTGCAATTCGTGACCGTGCAACCCGTCAAACTAAAATTGCGAGGTTTGATTAATGCAAGTTAAAACGGACGATAATTATTGGGATTGTGAATGTGATGATAATTACATTCATAAAAAATCGGCCACGCTATTTTGTCCCGTTTGCAAAATGTCGGAAGATGAATGTAGCGACTCAAGACCGAACGAAATAAAACTCTATTATCCAGAATACAAGGAGCATTACCGATGAAATCGCAAAAGAAGGTCGACCGGACACTGGCCCAGCGTTTACAGTTTCACTTACAGTTTATGGGCATTATGGCCATGAGCGGACGCGAACAAGAACGTGATAAACACTACGTGAGAGCGCAGGAGATCGCGCAGGAAATGGTTGACGCTGGTTTGTAACCTCTCCCTACCTCTAACACTAAGCCCGCCCCGTGCGGGCTTTTTTATTGCCCAGTGTTTGACAGTTAAACACGGCGGGCCGTGCCCCTTGATCCCTTCCTAAAACCTATGGGCCGCTGGCCGCTGGCCTCGGTTCCCGAACTCCAGCCGGTGAAAATTAACCCGCGCCCGGTCCATCTTGGCCAGTGCCAGTTATCCGCCGCCGGTCGCCTTCGATCCGTTGGCCGTGATCCATCCGCCGGGAATATCGCGCAGGGTCCCCCGAATATCGGGTCAATTGGTTGCGCTGCTGGATCGAAAACGCCGCGCCGCAGCTCACCCGCCCGTGGCTGGGCGGCAGAGGCTAGGGCCATGTTTCTCGCAAATATTTATGCGTTATTTTGAATCAAAGTTAACTGTCTTATATTTGTGTTTAAAATCGCATATAATTAGTGCTATGTTCCATGTGGAACACCGCAAAATGTTCCACGTGGAACATTAAAAACTGCGTGTGAAAAGTTAGCTAGGGACCCCTATGAGTGCAGCGCAAAATACGTTAATAGAAGAGAAAAAATTGAAGCTTGAGCTTCGGCTTGCGCATCTTGAAAAGAATGAGAAGTGCCAAAAAGATTTTTTAACTTTCGTAAAAACAGTTTGGCCGGACTTTATCGCGGGCCGTCATCACCGGATCATTGCAGAAAAGCTTGAAAGGGTAGCTCGTGGAGAGTTAAAACGTTTAATCATCAACATGGCACCGCGGCACACGAAGTCTGAGTTTGCATCTTATCTTTTTCCTGCGTGGTTCATGGGCCGTATGCCGAATAAAAAGATCATTCAGGCAACGCACACGACAGAATTAGCGGTTAATTTTGGTCGTAAAACAAAAAATTTGATTGAGAGTGATGAATTTCGGGACATATTTCCTGAAGTTAAGCTTGCTGCGGACAGTAAGGCCTCTGGTCGGTGGGACACGAACAAGGGTGGGATGTACTATGCGGTTGGAGTTGGTTCGAACTTAGCGGGCCGTGGTGGTGATTTAGTGATTATTGACGATCCGCATTCGGAGCAGACTGCTATGAGCAGCAGCGGGTTTGATGATGCTTGGGATTGGTATACGGGTGGTCCTCGACAGCGTTTACAGCCGGGTGGAAGCATTGTTTTGGTTCAGACTAGGTGGTCTGAGAAGGATATGACGGGTCAATTATTGCGTTCTATGGCAAAAGATGACTTGGCCGATCAATGGGAAGTTGTGGAATTACCTGCAATTTTTGAGGATGGGACTCCGTGCTGGCCAGAATTTTGGAGTTTAGATGATTTGACCGCGGTTAAAGCGTCAATTCCTCCGTCTAAGTGGAACGCTCAATACCAGCAAAATCCTACGGGTGAAGAAAGTGCCATTATTAAACGTGAGTGGTGGCGTGTTTGGGAGCAAGAAAGGATTCCGCAGCTTGAATTTGTCATCCAAAGTTACGATACGGCGTTTAGTAAGAGGGAGACTGCGGACTATTCTGCGATTACTACGTGGGGTGTATTTTATCCAAACGAGGGTGGTTCGGGGCCCAATTTAATTTTATTAGATAGTAAAAAGGGCCGTTGGGATTTTCCTGAGTTAAAACAAGTTGCCTTAGAAAGCTACCAGTTTTGGGAGCCGGATACGGTAATTGTGGAGGCCAAAGCTAGTGGTCTGCCTTTGACACACGAGTTAAGAAACATGGGTATACCAGTTGTTAACTTTACACCGAGTCGAGGTAACGATAAGGTGAGTCGAGTACATAGTGTATCACCTTTGTTTGAAGCAGGGATGGTTTGGGCCCCCGATGAGACTTTTTCAGACGAGTTAATTGAAGAAGTAGCGGCTTTTCCTAATGGTGAGAACGATGACTTAGTTGATAGTATGACACAAGCGTTAATGCGCTATAGACAAGGAAATTTTGTACAACTACCAACAGATGACTGGGAAGATGAAGAAAACCATGCTACAGTGAAACTGTATTATTAACTTTAAAATGGAAAGGCCTGCTAATGAATAGTCCTGCGGTAAACCTTGGAGCGGGCGGATTCGTGTCCTACTACGAGGACGGCGGTGCTACAGTAGTGGTAGAAGATACTACAGTACCTGTTCAAGAACAAGAGTTTGATGAGCGTGGTGTAGGAACTTTTTTTGCAGAACAATATACACCTTTTGCAGACCCTCCAGAAGGCGCACAGTTTAGTAAAAACAAACAATCCGAAATAAGAGCGTCTGGTAATCCGGGCTCCGCGGCCCGCGAAACTTATTACGGTGAGGACCCTACTTTTTTTGAAACCCTTTCAAGCGACTACGGCTATCCGCTAGTTCAGGACCCTATTGAAGGTCCTAATCGTCACTCAAGACCACCCGGTCGTGATGACTTACCTACCCCTCAAGAACTGGCGGATGCTCGTGGACATGCCTTGGGTACTGCTATGATGGCGGCGGACTACGGCCCACAGACCGCGATGACGGTTGGGAACCTTGGTGAAGATATTGGTTCTTCAAACCGATTACATCGTGCTATGGATAAAAGAAACAATGCGGTAGGAGTATCAATATTTAAACAAGCGGGTATAGATGTACCAATCGAAGAGCTTTCTAAGATGGTTGATGCTAAAATATTTAAGCAATTAGATGCAATAATGGGAAGACCGGCGAATGAACGCGGGTTTAATAGCCCAGAAGGAGGAATGGACCTGTATTTTCCTAGAGATCAATACGGGTATTTTCTTCCAGATCATTAGGAGTGGCAATGGCAAATGGTAAACCAAATGCAGGATTGATGGACGTACCATCACAACTAGACACAGACGAATTAGCGGCTGAAGTAGAACTTGAGTTGCCCGATAGTGCGAATGTCGTGATGGCTGACATTGAAGCAACTGACGTTGGTTCCATTGAGATCAAGCCGGAGGATGACGGCGGCGTAATTATAGATTTCGATCCACAGGATCAGCGCGGCAGAAGTGACGATTTCTACATGAACTTGGCGGAAGAGATACCGGACAGAGAACTGTCTCGTATTTCTAGCGATTTGATAGGTGAGTTTGATGCTAACAAGGCTAGTCGTCAAGAATGGGAAGATGCTTACACTAACGGCTTAGAGCTTTTAGGGTTTACTTATGATGAGCGCACACAACCTTTCCGTGGAGCCTCTGGTGTAACCCATCCTTTACTTGCAGAAGCTGCTACACAATTCCAAGCACAGGCCTTTAACGAGTTATTACCTGCTGCGGGTCCCGTGCGCACTGTAGTAATGGGCAAGGAAACTGCATCTAAAACGCAGCAAGCGTCCCGTGTACGTCAATTTATGAATTATTACATCACAAATGTGATGGAAGAATACACGCCTGACATGGATCAGATGTTATTTTATCTACCGTTAGCGGGTTCTACGTTTAAAAAGACATATTTTGATGAAACGTTGGGTCGTGCGGTATCCAAGTTTGTTCCTGCGGAGAACTTAGTTGTTCCTTATGAAACCGCGGACCTCGAAACATGTCCTAATATTACACAAGTTGTGCGTATGTCACTTAATGATTTGCGTAAAAGACAGATTGCAGGAACTTATTTAGACGTTGAAGTAATACCTGCACAGAGAGAAATGTCTGATTTAGAGGGTGAATTAGATCGAATAGAAGGTTTAGAACCAAATCAGATAGATTATGACTGCACAATTTTAGAATGCCACGTTGATTTAGATTTAGAAGGTTATGAAGACTTAGATGACGAAGGTGAACCTACTGGGATTAAGATTCCTTATGTAGTAACCATATCTGAGGACAACGGTCAGGTCTTATCAGTAAGACGTAACTATCTCGAAAAAGATGAGTTGCGTAAAAAGATACAATATTTTACACATTTTAAATTTTTACCCGGATTTGGTTTTTACGGTTTAGGTTTGATACACACGATTGGGGGTCTGTCTAGGACCGCCACGGCGGCACTGCGACAGTTGATTGATGCTGGTACGTTGTCTAATCTCCCTGCTGGTTTCAAAGCTCGTGGACTACGGATCAGAGATGATGATGATCCATTGCAGCCCGGTGAGTTCCGAGACGTGGATGCTCCGGGTGGGGCTATCCGCGATAGTCTTATGCCGTTGCCTTTTAAGGGTCCGGATCAAACTCTGTTTAATTTACTAGGGTTTGTTGTTGAGGCCGGTCAGCGTTTTGCAACGATTACGGACTTAAAGGTAGGTGACGGTAATCAGCAAGCAGCAGTTGGTACAACGATTGCGATGATGGAGCAAGGCACTCGTGTTATGAGTGCGGTCCACAAGAGATTACATTATGCAATGCGCAAAGAATTTAAAATTTTGGCGCGTGTTATGTCTGAAAGTTTACCGCAACGGTATCCGTATACGGTTCCGGGTGGTGACGAAAAAATAATGCAGAGCGATTTTGATGATCGTGTTGATGTTGTTCCCGTAAGCAATCCAAATGTATTTAGCCAAGCCCAACGTATTGTGATGGCTCAAACTAAATTACAGCTTGCTACACAAGCTCCAGAGCTTCACAACTTAGCTGAAGTCTTTAGAGATATGTATGAAGCGTTGGGCGTGACAGACGTAGATAGAATTATGAAGGCTGTTCCTACAGAAGAGCCCACGCCTCTTGACCCAGCACAAGAAAACATTAATGCCTTAGATATGTTGCAATTATATGCTTTCGAGGGTCAGAATCACCAAGCGCATATTACGGCGCATTTGGTATTTGGGTCTTCGCCTATGGTTGCGGGTCTTCCACCGGTTGCTATGGCAGTGCAGAAGCATGTTATGGAACACGTGCAGATTGCGGCTAAAGAACAGGCTGCTGTTGCGTATTTACAACAGATACAACAAAAAGGTGGCCAACCTGCCACAGACGATGAAATGCTTGAGATTGAAAAGTTGACGGCACAGTTTGTAGCGGAAGGCTTACAGCAGGTTAAAGAACTGTCTGGCGAGTTGTCTGGTGCAGGAGCGCCCGATCCTCTGGTTCAACTTAAAGAGCAAGAGCTACAAATTAGGGCTGAAAGCGATCAGGCAGATCAAGCTATTGACCAAGCCAAGGTACAGCTTGACGCACAGAACCAGCAGACACGTGCAAGTCAGTTTGATCGCAGGTTGAGTTCGCAAGAAAGTCAAACACAAGCTCGAATTGACGCTGCAATGCAGCGTGAGCTATTAAAGAACCGAGGAGGTTAAAATGAAAAGTGTAGTTAAGGTAAACGGTGCCGCGCCTAAAGACGGACCAAAAGCAGTTGAATATGCACAAATAGATAAGCAAGGCCGTATTCCATATGGAAAAACTGCTGAAGCTCCGTATTCAGACAAGCGCATGGAATATGGTAAACCAGTGGGCTCGAAGCTTACTGCTCGTGGAATGGGTGCCGCCAAAAAAGGCGGAAGTTATATAGGTTGCTAAGATGAAATTTTTAGGATTTGGATTACCCGATTTTGGGGATTTAAGTGGATCACCCGTGCAATCACAGGGTGAACCCGCAAGAGGTTTAGGCGGAGGTCGTTTCAATCCGAACCCACCAAAGCAAGCTCCTTTACCTTTACCTACGCCCCTGCCTGATCCTATTTTGACTATACCTGCTCCGGCCCCTGTGCCAAATATACCGATGCCACCACCGGTGCCCCCTATGCCTATGCCTGTACCGGCACCCAACATACCTGCTCCTGTGCCTATACCTGCCCCTGCACCTGCGCCCGGAGGCATTCCACCCGGAGGCCCTTTTATTCCCGGAACCGGTACGGTTCCTGACGTACCTGCACCTGTCCCGGCTCCGGCACCCGGAGGCATTCCACCCGGAGGCCCTTTTATTCCCGGAACCGGTACGGTTCCTGACGTACCTGCACCTGTTCCCGCGCCGATGCCAGTTCCGCCTGCGCCGGAAAGAGGCGGACGTAAAGGTATGCCCGGTCAATCGGGACCTATTATTGCAGAGCCAAACGTACCACCGGTTCCACCACCGTTTGTACCAACACCAACGACTATTCCAGATGTGACGCCACCACGGCCAGCGCCACCACCGCCACCACGGCCTACACCTACGCCGCCCCCAAGGCCTACACCTACGCCGCCCCCAAGGCCCGCGCCTACACCACGGCCAGTTCCTTTTGAACCAGTACGGGGTGGAGCACCACAGATTGATCCTTCTTTATTCAGTGATCCTGAACTAGGAACGTTTACTCCACCGCCTCCAACAGGCGGAATAGAAACCTTGCCGGAAGCGCCTGTGCAGGGTACAACACCGCCGTCTGGTATCGAAACCATAGCGGACACCATACCGTTGCCCGGAGGTGGTAATTTAAATCTTAGCGATCTAAAAGACTTGGGTGGTTTTGATTTATCAAATGTTAATATTGGCGGTTCACAAGGTGGGGTTGACCCATCGCTTTATAGTGACCCTGAACTAGGTCAAGGTGGGGTTGACCCATCGCTTTATAGTGATCCTGAACTAGGTCAAAATGAGGATGTTTTTGTTGATTTTGAAGGACGTGGACGTGGACGCGGACGCGGAGGAGGACGTGGACGTGGACGTGGACCCGGCATGAATACAATACCCGGCTCTGAGGTTGCCGAAAACGGCAATGATTTAGGGTATGTACCCGACACAGAGACTGTTGACACAAGCGATCCCGAAGATACTGTAGATAACACCTCGGTAGGCACAACATCTTCGTTTATTCCAGACACAATAGACACTTCAGGTATGACAGCCGAACAAATAGAAATGCTCAATAATTTTTACGAAGCATATCCAAACGGTGTGGACCTGTCTGGCATAGGGTTGAATAACCCATATCTTGATAGCACCGGAACTACCGGGACTACCACAGGAACCACCGATGACTCTTACACAGTCGATCCTGTTGATCCAGTAGGTGATTTAGGTACGGGAGACAGTGGAGGAACTGGAGATGATACTGCACCCGGCGGCCTTGGCGGCTTGTTCTCACCGACTCCTTATGTACCACCAAACGTAAGATCAGCTAGTACATTTGGATTGACTGGTGTACAACCAACTATGCCCGTTAGTAGCAACCCCTTCAGAAGACCGGAAAGTCAAGAAGGTATTGGTTCACTCGCTGGTGGGGGCTAATGTAAAAATGTCGTGGGCAAAATGGCTAAAAGGTTAGAACAAAAATCACAATACGCTGATTATGATTTGGATGATGACGGCGTTGTTAGCGATACAGAGATTGATCGTGCAAGAGAAATAAGAGAATTTGAAGATCAGTCTCGCAAACATATGGCTCAGTTGCGTATTGCGCGTTCTGCCATGATAGGTGGCGCTGTTTTTACAGTAGCTTTATTTATGCCTTTTATTCCTGACACACGTATAGAACTTTTGAAGGAAGTGTCAGATGTTTTTTTTATTACTATCGCTGGTATTGTAGGCAGTTACATGGGTGTTTCTGCTTGGATGTCGCGTAAATAAAAATTGTGTATAATGTTATTTTATCAGGAGTTATTTTATGTCTGAACCACATATAAAGGTCCCAACTTGGGCGCTCCCTCTTGCGATTGGGGCACTAACTATTGCAGTCTCCTATGGAACAGTTACGGCAACTGCCGAATCGACCAAGGAAGAAGTAGTTAAACTTGAAGAAAAAGTAAGAGAGACGGCGGCTAAAGCGGAAGAAAACGGTACGAGTACCAAATTAAACGAGCAAGCTATTCAGGCCATTACAAAAAACCTATCCGCAATGGAGGAAACCGCGAAAGCCAGCGACCAAAAATTGCAACAGCTCATAAACATTTTAATCCAGCAAAACCAAAGTTAGATTGCGATCTGAGAGAGTTTGTACTGTTAGCGGATGTACATCCGCCAGCAAAAAGATTTAAGGTAGCGCAGGAATGGCTTAACTATAACCAAGGAAGATGTGGTTATGGGGCGATGATATACATACAAAATCGTGGGTCACGAACGCTAGGCACAGCATGGTCGCGTCCACTATATGTTCTGACATGGGAGTTAATTGCGCCAGAGGCACCTAAGACTCAAGCAGTCAAAAAGAAAAGAAGGTTGTAGTGGACACAATGATGATTTTTGTTCTCATTGTGTTGGAGCGTAATTAACCGACTGGGGAAGAGTTTTTCTGACTTTATTAATTTATAAAATCAGTATAAGATAAAATGCGGCAAATCGCAGGAGGTGCTTATGTTACAATCTTTGATTGGTCCAGTTACAGGACTTTTAGATAAATTTATCCCGGATGCGGATGAAAAAGCTAAGTTGGCTCATGAGATAGCCACCATGGCAGAAAAACAGGCTCATGAAGCTAACATGGGTCAGTTAGAAATAAACAAAATCGAAGCGCAGCATCGCAGTGTTTTTATTGCAGGCTGGCGACCTTTTCTAGGTTGGGGCCTATCTTTCGCCATGATATGGCATTTTGTTATTGTTCCCATGATTACTTTTGGTTTTGCCTACGGCGGAGTTGTACCCCCGGAGTTGCCAGAGTTTGACATGGAAAGCTTAATGACTGTATTGCTTGGGATGTTGGGGCTTGGCGGCCTTCGTACATTTGAAAAAGCGAAAGGCTTGACAAAATGAGTTTTAGGTTATCAAACCGCAGTTTGGAAAAATTAGAGGGCGTTCACCCTAAGTTAGTTGAAACAGTAAAACGAGCTATTGAACTTACCACTACAGATTTCGGCGTAATTTACGGTGTTCGAACTATCGAAGAACAGGAAGCACTTTATAAAAAAGGCGCTTCTAAAACAATGAAGTCTTATCATTTAGAGCAAAGCGATGGTTATGGTCATGCTGTTGACTTAATGGCTTACATTGGATCAAGAGGATCATGGGAGCTTAACTTGTATGACAATTTAGCAGATGCTATGAAAGCTGCGGCGATAGAAACAGGGGCTCACATACGATGGGGAGCAGCTTGGACCGTAGATGATTTGCGAGAGTGGGACGGCACAATGGAAGATGCTATGAACTCATATGTAGACATAAGGCGCAGCCAAGGAAGGAGGCCTTTCATTGATGGCCCGCATTTCGAACTAAGATCAGTCTGATATAATTATATTTTGTCCTAGCGCATCTTATACAAATCGTGCTAAGATATTATCAGACATTGTTCGATAATATGCGAGAATTAAATGGATGACATTTACATAGCCGAAGCAGTCTTTCGAATCTTGAGAGAGAGACGACAATCGGTTACTGACTTGATGATTTATGGAAATGTCAAATCAATGGAGCAATATCGTGAGCTTATGGGCAACATGGAATGCCTAAATCACGTGGAACAGGAACTCAAGAGCCTGCTAGATAAACAGGAGCGATCTAATGACTAAATCTTCAAAAATAGATTTATCTGCCGCGCCAAATGCTGCTTTTAATATACAAGCAGAGTCTGGTCCGTCAGAGCCGATCAAAAAACCATCAGAGGCAAAGAAAAACGATAAGCCTAATCTAGCTGATGCGTATGTAGAAAAGCCACGTCTCAACCCAGAGGCAATTGGTGCATCCCTTCTTGAGAGAATGCCGGAACCTACCGGATGGCGACTCTTAGTTCTTCCCTACATGGGTCAAGGTAAAACCGCTGGCGGTATTTTCTTGCCTAATGAAGTTCAAGAAAAGAGTCAGGTATCCACACAGGTCGGATATGTTCTTAAAGTTGGCCCGTTGGCCTATGCGGATAAACAAAAGTTTCCGTCAGGTCCATGGTGTCAAGCAAAACAATGGGTTTTGTTTGCTCGTTATGCCGGGTCGCGTTTTCAAATTGATGGTGGAGAGGTTCGTATTCTTAACGATGACGAAATCTTATCTACTATTTTGGACCCAGAAGACATACACCAATTAACGTAAGGAGAGATAATTATGGCTGAAGCCGAAAAGAACCAAGTCGAGTTAGACTTGGATGATGCTCAAGAAACCGAAGTAGAGGTTAAAGAGGATCAAGTAGAATCAAAAGAAATTGAGTCAGTAGATAATGACGATCAATTTCAAAAAGCTGAAACCGCTACGCAAAAGCGTATCGACAGGCTTACTAAAAAAATGCGAGAAGCTGAACGAAGAGAGCAAGAAGCTATTCGTTATGCGCAGGGCGTACAAACTGAATCTCAGCATCTTAAACAACGCATTCAAAACTTAGACACCAATTATGTCTCAGAGTATTCAAACCGAGTTAGCACTCAAATGCAACAAGCTGAAGCTGCCCTCGCTAGAGCTATTGAAATCGGTGACAGTAATGCAACAGTTGAGGCGCAACGATCTTTAACTAATTTAGCAATTCAAGCTGACCGCGCTGCCCAAGCGAAAGCGCAATCAGCCCGTGCGCAACAGCAAGCACAAGCTGCTGCACAACAACAAGTACGTCAACCAATGCCTGCTCAACAGCCTAAAAGGCCTGATCCAAAAGCGGAACAATGGGCTTTAAAAAATAGTTGGTTTGGGTCCGATGAAGCTATGACATATGCCGCCTTTGGTATACACAAAAAATTGGTGGAAGAAGAAGGGTTTGACCCGCAGAGCGATGACTACTATACTGAGTTAGATAACCGTATTTCCAACAAGTTTAATACGGGTGCTTCGGCCTCTACCAAACGACCCGCTCAGACGGTTGTAGGAGCCACAAGAAGTTCATCTGGGCGCAGTGGGAAAAAGGTTAGACTCACCCCTAGCCAAGTCGCAATAGCGAAAAAACTGGGTGTGCCGCTTGAAGAATATGCGAAATACGTGAAGGAGTAAAGAAATGACAGAACAAATTAAAGAAACAGATTCAGGAATTAAACGAACTTCTCGCGCAAACGAAACTAGGGAAAAACAGGCTATTCGTAAGCCATGGGCTCCCCCGTCAATGTTAGATGCACCACCTGCCCCTGATGGGTATAGGCATCGTTGGATTCGCGCAGAAACCCGTGGGTTTGATGATACAAAAAACATCAGTGCCAAAATGCGTGAAGGTTGGGAATTGGTCCGTAAGGACGAGTATCCTGACTTTGAATCACCAGTTGTTGAATCAGGTAAATATCAAGGTGTGTTTGGAGTCGGCGGATTGCTTCTTGCCAGAATACCGGAAGAAACTGTTGCTGAAAGGACTAGCTACTTTAACAAACGTAGTAAGGACCAGATGGAAGCAGTGGATCACGATATGATGCGCGAGAATGCACACTCAACAATGAGGATCAGTAATGCTGATCGTCAATCTCGTGTAACCTTCGGTGGCCCAAAAAAATAAGGGCTGCCCTTAATAGGAGAAACTAAGCATGGCAAATCAAAATACTGCCTACGGTCTTCGTCCTATCGGGCTTAATGGCTCTGCGGCTAACTCAACTGGGGTAACTCAGTACGAAATCGCATCCAATAACACCAATGCTATTTATCAATATGCGATCTGTGTGCCTTTGGCAGCAGGCGTTATTGACCAAGCAGGTGCTACTAACGGTGGCACTACGCAAGCATTGGGCGTCCTGATGGGGGTGGAGTACGTTGATTCGGTTTCAAAGAAACCAATCTTTATAAACTACTGGCCCGGATCAAATGCGGTAAGCGTTGACACAAATCACCCTGTGAAAGCGTTTGTTGCGGACAATCCAAACCAGCTATTCAAAGTAGCGTCTGACGCCACTTTGACAGACAGAGCAACCGCTCAAGCCGCAGTCTTTGCGAATGCGTCTTTGGGTACTTCTGCTCGAACAGGTTCTACCGATACTGGTAGTTCCAATTCCGCCTTGGGCGTATCAACAATCAATACTACTGCAACGCTACCTTTGCGTATCGTGGGTATTATGGATGACGCAGGTAACAGTGATTATGCTGCTGCCGGAATTCCTTTGGTTGTAAGACTGAACGCTCATTTCAACGCACCAACCAGCCGTTTTGATTCGCAGACAACTGCGACATCAACGGGCATTTAAGGAGGGTTTAACTAATGGCTATTTCAAGAAGTCAACTAGCTAAAGAGCTAGAACCCGGCCTTAACGCTTTGTTTGGGCTGGAATATAACCGTTACGAGAACGAGCATGGTGAAATCTTTGAGGAGGAGTCTTCGGACAGAGCCTTTGAAGAAGAAGTTATGCTTGGTGGATTCTCTACTGCACCTGTTAAAGGCGAAGGCACTGCCATCAGCTTTGACGATGCTCAAGAGACATACACTGCTCGTTACACACATGAAACCATTGCGCTGGCATTCTCAATCACTGAGGAGGCGATTGAAGACAATCTTTATGATCGTCTTGCATCGCGCTATACCAAGGCATTGGCTCGTTCAATGGCTCAAACCAAGCAGATTAAAGCTGCCGCTATTCTGAACAATGCGTTCACAGCGGGTGCTTCTGCAATTGGTGATGGTGTAGCACTGTGTTCAAACGCGCATCCTAGTTTGTCTGGTAACCAGACCAATCTTCTCGCAACAGCGGCTGACCTCAATGAGACTTCTCTTGAGCAGATGCTGATTGAGATTGCTGGTTTGACAGATGAGCGTGGTTTGAAAATCGCTGTACGCGGCATGAAGCTTATTATTCCAAAAGAGCTTCAGTTCATTGCAGAAAGGGTTCTAAACTCTAACTTGCGTTCGGGCACTGCTGACAACGACAACAACGCTATGAAGAACATGGGTATGATTCCGGATGGAGCAGTGGTTAACCACTTCCTGACTGATTCAGACGCATACTTCATCAAGACTGACGCACCTAACGGCTTCAAGTTCTTCAACCGTTCGCCAATTAAAACGGCAATGGAAGGTGACTTTGACACCGGTAACATGCGTTTCAAAGCGCGTGAGCGTTACAGTTTTGGCGTATCTGACTGGCGATCCGTTTTCGGTACACCCGGAGCGTAAACTGTGCTATAAAGGGGTTGTCAATTTCATGTTGACTACTCCCTGTAGACTTGAAAGGGGCGGCGAAAGTTGCCCCTTTCTTTTTCTGTTTTTATAATGTATTCTGTTAATACCCCTGACAGCCGCATGGTGCGTCTGACTTAACCCAAGACAGGAGAAACATATGGGTACTACAACTTTTTCTGGACCGATTAAGGCCGGAACTATCAAAACAACCACGGGTACGTCCCTTGGTACAAACATCAAAAACACTGGCCAAGTAGTAATGTCTCAGACATTTGCCGCAGATTTATCTGGCGGTGCATTAGCTGCGTCTGTAACAAACGTTGTTATTCCTGCAAATTCTCAGATTATTGATTGTGTAATTGACGTTATCACAGCGTCAAGTGATGCAACTAACATAAGTGTTGGAGACACCGTTGGTGGTGCAGCAACGCTTGTAAATACTTACGCTATTGGAACAACTGCGGGTCGTAAATACCCAACCACTCAATCTGGTGGTGCTTTAGCGTGGGAAGACGTAGGAACAGCAGACATTCGTTTGACTGTAACCAACTCGGCTGCAACAAGTGCGGGTGAAGTTCGCGTTACTGTTTTGTATTCTCAAAACAACAACCTTTCTTAATAGGAGGTTTGTATGGCTGGTTCTGACGTAAGAGCAAAACGATTGACGGGCACAGGTTCTGCGGGTGTAGGACCGGCACGTATTCGGCAGGTACAAATAAAAACTGATACAGGAACGCCAAGAATAACTTTTACCAATGGTAATGGTGGCGCAGTTGTATTGGACATGGATTTAGATGCCTCAGATACACACTCTGTGAACATTCCAGATGAGGGTATAAGAGTTAGTGACATTTATGTTTCAGTTTTTACTGCATGTACTTCTGTAACGGTGTTTCATAGCTAGGAGAGATAATGGCTACGACAAAAGATGCTACTCGCTTACCTTCTGGAAGGATTAAGTATAGAGGCGAAACTTTTGCTGGCTATAACAAACCAAAGCGTACTCCGGGTAAGACAAAGAAAAGTGCGGTCCTCGCCAAAAAAGGCAGTGAAATAAAAATTGTAAGGTTTGGGGACCCAAAAATGTCTATTAAGAAAGATCAACCCGGTAGAAGAAAGAATTTTCGTGCCCGCCACAACTGTGATACGGCTAAAGACAAGTTTTCGGCAAGATATTGGTCTTGTAAAGCGTGGTGAGGACTGAATGAAGGTGGAAGAAGTATTAGCTAAGTTGGAAAAACACGAAGCTGAATGCAACCTCAGATACCAGAGGATCGAAGAACGTCTGGACGATCATAAAAGCTCTCTTAAAGCTTTGGACGTTAAGTTATGGGCGCTTGCTGTTTTAATTTTAATTGCACCTTTTGTGCAAAAAATTTTAGGATAAACACATGGGCTCAGTAGTTAGAACCGGACCGAAGAAAACAAAATGCCCTAGCGTTACTTACATGCGGAAAGGTGGCAAAGTTTCAAAAAAATCAAAAGGCAGTAAGATTTGCCCAGAGGGAAAAGCTTGGGCAAAAAGAACTTTTGATACATACCCTTCTGCTTATGCCAATATGGCAGCTTCAAAATACTGCAAAGACCCTAACTATGCAAAAGGTAGTAAAGGGAAGAAAAAATAATGGGGAAGCTACAGGATTGGGTAGATGAAGATTGGGTCAGAATTGATAGCCAAGGTAACATCGCAGGCAAATGCGGCACTTCTAAAAATAAGAAGAACCCTGACCGATGCCTACCACGATCTAAAGCACAGAGTCTCAGTAAGTCAGAAAGAGCTTCAACTGCTCGTAAAAAAAAACGTGAAGGAGCTAAAGGAAAGCAAGTTGTTTCGAACACTAAAGCGGCCAAGGTAAAAAAAATGGCTGATGGCGGCGTTGTAGAAACAAAATCAAAACGACCCTTCCGCGGAAAATCAAAGCCCGGCACTGCAATAGCTAGAGGTTGCGGAGCAGTTATGAATAACCGCCGCAAAAGAACTTCTGGATCGGTGACACAATTATGAACACCGCTTTCTATACTGAGCCTACCGAAAAAGCCGTTGTTGAAGAAATTATGCAATGGTCTGCCGAAGCGTTAGAGCAACCAAGCCCTTATTTTAATAATTTACCGCCGTGTCCCTATGCGCGATCTGCTTGGATGGATAATAAAGTTTCCATTCTTTTTAAAAACGAACCTTCCTTACAGGTTTTGTATACTTGCATTTCTCAGTTTGACGATGTTTTTGATTTGGCAATTATCGTTGATTTAAATCCAGATGAAAATTCAGATGCTTTTCATGAGTATTTAGATCAACTAAATGATGTAATTTCTCAAGGAATGTTTATAGATAAAGATATTTGGGTTATGGGGTTTCACCCTAACGATGAGCCCAGCGATTTTGTAGAGGAAGTTGTTTTTGAAAGAGACATTGATACCGCCTATTCAATGATATTCGTGCAACGTTTATCGAAGCTACAAAAATCGGCGGACAAGTTGGACAAAAAAGGATATTATGATAGTTATGACAATGAATATCAGGCGTCTGATATATACGAAAAACGTGAAAAACTTTATAGGAGACTAAAAAATGGCGATGAAACCTAGAAAAATGAAAGTTAAAAAAATGCGAAACGGCGGTTCGCCCGTTAAAAAGATGCGCGCTGGAGGATCAGCTATGGCCGTAGAAAAACTCAAAAAAGGCGGCACGGATTTGACCACCTTACGAAAAATGGCTAAAGACAAAGGGTACAAATTGGTAAAAGCGTAATGACGGTATCTAATAGCAAAGATTTTGATCTTGACGTAGCTGATTACGTTGAAGAAGCATTCGAGCGATGTGGTCTTGAGGTTCGTACTGGTTACGACCTCAAAACCGCCAAACGTTCTCTGAATTTATTGCTTGCAGATTGGGCAAACCGTGGATTGAATCAATGGACAATTAAGCAAAGAACTCAAGCACTTACACAAGGAACTGGAGAGTATGCTTTAGGTGCAGACATAATAGATGTCTTATCTGTTGTCCTTAGAAGAGATAACACGGATTACTCTTTGCAACGTTTAAGCAGGGATGAATTTCTTACTATTCCTACTAAAACAACACAAAGTCGCCCTAACCAATTCTTTTTAGATCGTCAATTAACACCAAATTTAAAAATTTGGCCGGTCCCTGAAAATAGCACAGATGTTGTTATCTATGATGCTCTTACTCGGATGGATGATGCCGACATTTACACTAACACAATGGACCTGCCTTTCCGTTTTTATCCATGTTTAGCAGCAGGACTGGCTTATTACCTCGCTATGAAAAGGGCTCCCAACAGAGTTCAAATGCTCAAAGCGGTGTATGAGGAAGAATTTGATAGGGCCGCAACAGAGGATCGTGACAGGTCTTCGTTTAATGTTGTTCCTAAGTATGAATACTATAGGACGGGCTAATGGCTAAGTTTGCATCTGGTAAAAACGCATACGCAATATCAGACCGTTCTGGTTTCCGTTATAAATATCAATTGATGAAAAAAGAATGGAATGGTTTGCTTGTGGGACCAGATGAATACGAGCCAAAACAACCACAGCTTGGTCCTTTCAGAAAAGTAGTTGATCCACAGGCGCTACAGAACGCTAGACCGCAACCGGATAATCCAACAAGTGCCTTTTTAGTTATCACTACAAACGGCATTGTATACCTTGGTAGCGGTAACTGGAGTACAGGTGGAACCGCAGAAATGCCTTCAGAATTGGAAATAACAACTGCTTTACAAGGCTCTGTAGGCTCCGTATCGGTGGTGACGCCATGAGTTTTACTTACGATCAACTTAAAACAGCCATACAAGACTATGCAGAAAACGATGAAACGTCTTTTGTAACAAATTTACCTGTTTTTATCAGGCAAGCAGAAGAAAGAATCCTTAAAAACGTCCAATTAAGCCTGTTTAGAAAAAATGTCAGCGGCAATATGTCGCAGAACAATCAATTTTTAGCGGCACCTAGTGACTTTTTAGCACCATTTTCGCTTTCTTTTACAGATGCGAGTAGTAATAAGGTGTTTTTAGAGTTTAAAGACACAGATTTTGTTCAATCTTTCAATCCAAACCCTGCAACTACGGGTAGTCCGCGGTTTTACGCCGTTTTTGACGTTGATAATTTTATTGTTGGTCCTACACCGGATGCAGCAAGTGCGGTTGAGCTACATTATTTTTACAGACCCACGAGTTTGACAGCCGGAGCCGGGTCAGGAACAACGTGGTTGAGTGAAAACGCTCAAATGGCCATGTTGTATGGCAGCTTGATAGAAGCCTACATATATATGAAAGGCGAACAAGATGTTATGGCTAATTATGAAAAAAGATTTACTGAAGCGATGACAGGCATGAAAATGCTTGGTGAAAACAAAGAAGTAACCGATGATTATCGCACCGGAATGCTAGTGAGGCCTAAACAATGAGTTTTCCTGCACTAGAAATAGATTTAAACCCTGATTTTAAGGTAGAAGTACACACTACCCAGAATCGTGGTTTTACACCAGAGGAAGTTGCGAAGCGTTGTGCTGATAAAATTATATCAATTAGCGATTCTGCAACCCCTGCAATACAGGCACAAGCACATGCCTTTCGTAAACACATTGTAAAAGTTTTAGAATTTTACATGCGCGAAGCGATTAAAAGTGATAGAACCACCGTGTACAATGCGATTAAAGATTCAGGAAATCTTGAACTCGCGGAACTTATTAGGAGACTGTAACCATGGCTTTCAGCGGAAACTTCATGTGTACATCGTTCAAGAAGGAGCTATTGTACGGTGTCCACGACTTTGATCTCTCTTCGGGAGATACTTTTAAAATTGCTCTTTATACAAACTCGGCGTCGTTTGATGCGGCAACGACAGCGTATACAACCTCAAATGAGGTAAGCGGCACAGGATATAGTGCAGGTGGGGGTGCGTTAACAAACGTTGATCCCACTTCATCTGGAACTACGGCATTGACCGATTTCCAAGACGAAACTTTTTCTACCGCCACCATCACTGCGAGGGGGGCACTTATATATAATACAACTCCAAACACTACATCTTTGTCGGTAACCAATCCGTCAATTGTAGTTTTGGATTTCGGCGGCGACAAAACATCTACAGCAGGTGATTTTACAGTTGTTTTTCCAACCGCTGATGCAAGTAATGCCATTATTCGGATAGCGTAATGGCTGATATAGTCGTCCCAATAGGCGGCTGGGGCCGCTCTGGTTGGGGCGAGGGACCGTGGTCACAAAGTGGATTACCACTTGCTACGGGCTCAGTAGGTTCTGTAACGGTAACGGCGGATGCCAATGCACCGGTTACTGGCCTACAAGCGACTGGTAGCGTAGGTAGCGTCACAGTAATAGGCGTTGCAAATGTTGCAGTCACGGGAATTGCTGGTACGGGCCAAGTTGGCAGTGTCAGTGTAACGGCGAACGCCAATGCAAACGTTACAGGTGTAGCGGGCACGGGCCAAGTCGGTTCGGTTGCCATTACAGGTGATGCGAATATCCCGGTCACCGGATTAGCCGGAACTGGAGCAGTTGGCTCCGTATCGGTTACCGCAGATGCAAACGTAAATGTTACGGGTGTGTCAGGAACAGGGGCTGTAGGCTCCGTAAGCATCACGGCTGATGCTAATGTCCCTGTCACAGGATTACAGGCCACTGGGTCCGTTGGTTCCGTAACAGTTGTTGCAAAAGCCAATGTATTCCCAACAGGTCTTGAAGCTACTGGTTCAGTAGGCTCTGTCACTACAAGTGGTAAAGCCAATGTACCGGTAACAGGTCTGTCTGCAACGGGCTCTGTTGGATCAGTTTCAATTAGAACTGGTCAAGCAATTGACGTTGGCGGAGTGAGTGCAACAGGTCAAGTAGGCAGTGTCACTGTTAATGGTGATGCTGTAATTAATGTAATAGGAGTCAGCGCAACAGGTGTTGTTGGAAATGTACTGGTTTATTCAAACATTGTCCCGGATCAAAATCCGAGTTATAGTGAGATTAATGTTAACCAGTCGCCATCATGGTCGGAAAAAGAACCAGCCCAGAGCGCAAATTGGACGCAAATAGCAGCGTGAGGATAAAATAGATGCCAAGTACCTATACAGTTAACCTCGGTATTGAAAAACCGGCTACTGGTGAGCAGTCGGGTACATGGGGCGATACTACAAACACAAATTTTGATATTCTGGACCAAGGAATTAATGGCGCAGTACGGGTAACACTTTCTAGCGCAGGTTCAACCGGTTCACCAAATTCACTAGCAATCACTAACGGTGCTGCCTCAGACGGGCGCAACAAGTGGATTGAATTTTATAGTTCAGGCGATCTTGGGGGCTCTGCTTATGTGCAGCTTGACCCAAATGATGCTGAAAAAATAGTTTTTGTAAGAAACAGTCTGGCGAGCAGCCGGTCTGTTATTCTTTTTCAAGGCACATACAACTCTGCGCGAGACTTAGAAGTCCCTGCGGGAGTTGATATGGTCGTCAAGTTTGATGGCGGTGGCGCTTCTGCTGCTACGGTTACTGATGTTTACACTAATTTACGTGTAACAGCACTTACTACCCCATCTCTTATCGCTACAACTGCCGATATTAATGGAGGCACTGTTGATAACGCTGTTATTGGTGGTAGCACTCCAGCAGCCCTTACTGCCACAACTATTGTAGCTAACACCAGTTTGAATATTGCAGGTGATGGCGCAACTGTTACCGGTATTAAAGACGAAGACAACATGTCGTCCAACAGCGCCACAAAGCTTGCTACACAGCAAAGTATTAAAGCGTATGTCGACAGCCAAGTCGGCACGGTTGATACGCTGGCGGAAATTTTAGCCAACGGCAACACCTCTGGATCAAACAACCTAATTATTGACAACGGTCAAGCTTTGACCTCAAACACTATCAACGAGACTACTGCCGGTAGCGGTGTCACGATTGACAGTGTTTTGCTCAAAGATGACGTAGTTAATGCTACTGACGTTGAAACAGGCAGTATTTCTGCAAATGACGGTACGGCTGCGGCGACTATCGCTAATAGCACCGGCAACTTTACGATCACCAACTTTATTTCCAACTCCGTAGATATTGGCGGCGGCGCTATTGATGGAACTACTATTGGCGGATCAAGCGCGGCGGTTGGTACGTTTTCTCAAGTAAATGTAGATAACATTACTATAGATGGTACTGAAATTGATTTAAGTTCAGGTGACCTTACACTAGATGTGGCAGGTGACATCATCCTTGATGCTGATGGTGGAAACATACTTATTAAAGATGGAAGTGTTGGTACTTTTTTAGACATTCAACAAGACGCAAATGGTGCTGAACTTGTTACAAGAATATCTGATGGTGATTTTAAAATCAGAGGGAATGATGGTGGTTCAATAATCACAGCCCTCACTTTAGATATGAGTGCCGCAGGAGCCGCTACGTTTAATTCTGATGTAAAATTAGGAGCATCGAGCCATTTAGCGATAGGAACCGCAAGTCCTGCCGCGGCAATAGACATATCTGGGTTAGCCGCAGGAGACCAAGCATT